CGGCCAAGAGAAAAGCCCTCAGCGCATCATTGATACCTGCATCGAGGCGAATAACAACTTTGCTTCTGGGAATTATGCGAACCTGTTTCCGCCGAATATCCAATGGACGCGATTTAAAAGCAAGAATTCTCGCATAAATGTTAATGAAGATGAAGTTCGGTGGTACGAAACTATAAGCCGAGAGATTTTAGACTTCCTTCGTTCTTCTAATTTTGACCAAGAAATCTTTGAGTGCCTGCTAGATCTTGGATGTTTCGGGACGATATGCATGTATATCGAGGAAGGTGAAACGAAAGAAGACCCTATCTTTTTCCGATCCTTTAGCATTGGGACGATTAAGATCGCAACGAATAATCGCGGCCAAGTTGATACTGTAGGGCGCGAGATGAATATGACATCTAGGCAGGCCATTCAGGAGTTCGGGGAAGAGGCATTGTTGAAAGCCGAGCTTAGCGAAATCATTGATCCAGCGAAGGAAGGGCAAGGTAATTCGGCTGATGGCGAGAATCATGAATTTATCCATATTGTTTGCCCCCGAACCGACCGCGACACTAAAAGCATAACGAAATTAAACATGAAGTTTGGTTCGTATTACCTGCACAAGAAATCAAAGAAGATCGTCAAAGAAAGTGGATATGAATATATGCCCTACTTTTCCGGTCGGTGGAAAGTCGGAAATGCCGAGATTTATGGCCGTTCTCCAATGATGGATGTATTGGCAACAACTCGATCTATGAACGTACTAGAGAGAGCGGTGATTCTAGGCGCAGAACAACGCGTAGGACCTCAGTGGTTGCTTCCAGACGATGGTAGTGTCAGAAACATCTCAAACAGGCCTAATGCGAAGATCTTTTACCGCGCAAACAATCCGAATAACAAACCTGAGCGCTTACAACCTGCAAGTGATACAGGTGTGGGGATGGACGTTCTGGAGTGGAAAGAAGGAGCTATAACAAGATTTTTCTTTAACCATCTATTCAGGCCCCTTGAAGATTATAGGAATATGACGGCATGGGAGGCAATGGAGCGCACAAAAACTGATATGATGATTCTTAGTCCGATGATTGGACGGCTTCAAGATGAGTTTGTTTCTCCGATGCTTCAGTATGTTTTCTACATTCTTCAAAGCAAAGGTGTGCTAACTCCGCCTCCTTCAACGATGAAGGAAGCAGATTTTGAAATCGAATATGTTACGCGCCTTGCGCAAAGTACAAGGAATCTTGAAACTCAGGGTACAATCGAAGTTATTCGGCAGATTGGGGAGTTGGGTCAAATTGCGCCTCAGCTTATCTCAAGTCTAGATAATATTGACCCTGACAAATTCCTCCATAGCCTGTGGTATTCAAGCTCCGCAAGCATGGATGTATTAAAGAGCGCAGAGCAGGTTAAGCAAGAACGCGCCGATAGAGCAGAACAACAGCAACAGCAACAGATAATTGAAGCCGCTCCGGCACTGTCTGATAGCGCACAGAAGCTTAGTGGCGCGATTGATCCTTCAAGCATCGTTGCACAAATGGAAAATCAATGACGAACGAAGACTACAACAAAAAGGTCGATAAACAATTAGTGTCAATCCGGTATCTCAGCAAGTCGCCCGAATGGAAGGACTTGATCGAGTATCTAAAAGACACATGCGAGATTGATACGATCTTTGCAAATGTCACGGATAACGATCTGCGAGAATGGATCGGCGCGAGAAATGTTTATCTAGCTGTAGTTAATGCGGCAAAATCACAAGACAAAATAACCAAAAAGGATGAGGAAGTAATATGAGCGAAGAAATTGCCCCTGTAGAAGTAGCAGATACGGTAAGCACTGAGCAAGTTCAGGAAGCACCAGCGGAAAAGCAATGGTATGATAGTGCTGGAGATGATTGGCGATCAACGCTACCTGATGAACTAGGAAACCACTCATTCTTGCAGAAGTATGATAATCCGATTGAGGCGATCAAGGGAGCGGTCAACCTATCCTCCTTGATGGGTAAAAAGGTCGAATCAGTTCCAGACGAAAACTCCACCCCAGAACAGATCGCGGAGTTCTATGGCAAACTTGGTGTTCCGGAAAGTGCGGACGATTATAAGATTGAGTTTGAATCGGTTCCCGAAGGATTGAGTATCGATGAAGGGTCTATCGAATCATTCAAGGGATTGGCTAAGGAATTAAATCTAACGCCTTCTCAAGCTCAGAAAATTGCAGAATTTCAGGTAGGCATGGAAGCGGCGAAGGGTGAAGCAGATATTGAAGCTCGGGAAATTTCTATTAACGAATCTCGTGAAGCGCTTCAGTCAGAGTGGAAACATGGAGCTTACGAAAAGAATATTGCAAAGGTAACGCAAGCGCTCGACTTCTTGGGCATTCGTGATGTTGTTGATCAAACTGGGATGGGAGCAAATTCAGACTTTATCAAAGCTGTGTATGATAAAATCGTTCCGGCAATTGATTCTGACAAACTGATCGAAGCAAGCTCACCGGATAATTTCGCTACAGTTTCAAGTTCCCTTGATGCAATCGAAACGAAAATCCATAGCTATGCAGGCCAGACGACAGCACCGGAATATAAGGCACTTCTATCACAGCGGATGGATTTGCTAAAAAGAATCAATTAACTATTGACAACTAGCGCACCTTTCTGGTACAGAATATCTAGGTTGGACAAGATACCTTTATATAAAGCCTTGAAAAACCTATTGCCGAGAGGCTTAAAATCTAGGTAACGACCCGTAGGTGCGGATACTCAAACCGACTAAATCAGATTAGACAAACGGAGAAAAATTATGTCACAAGATCTATTATACACCTACGTTACAAGTTTCGATCGTTCGATTCGTCGTACTGTAGAAGTTGAAGGCGGAAAATTCCGAAGTAAAGTGCGGCTCGCATCTGGCGACCTGTTTCACAAAGATGGTGTTTATCAACGCATTACTGGCGGTGGGCTTCCTCAGCTCGTAACAAATCGCTTTGGCGATTCCCCAACGAGTGAAGACGACTATAGTCGCCGGCGTGTTTTACGCAAAGAGTTCGATCAAGGCAAGTACATGGATTGGGCGGATGTCGTGAAGATGGGAACTGACCCAAAGAATGAAAAGATCGTAAGCATGGGTAATCAGTTCAAACGGCAAGAAGACATCACGATCACACAGGCGGCTCTTGGAGTTGCTCAGGGTGGCGATAATGGCGAAACCGATACGGCATTTGATACGTCAAATATCATCCCTGTTACAACTGGCGCGGCTTCTGGTAATGCAGGATTTACCTATGAGAAGCTAACTGCAACTCTAGCGATGTTCGGAAATAACAACGTTGATATTGAAATGTATCGGCCTTGCATCACCATCAGCTACGACCAGTGGAACAACATCATGCAGGATGAGAAGTTCATTAACTCGGACTTCACCTCCAAGCGTCCCATTGATGGCAACCAAACCATCGTAAAGGATTACATGGGTTGTGACTTTACTATCACAAACATCGTTCCTTACATGAATACTGCCGGAACCGGATTCCGCATTGCTGATACAGATGTTAGCTCCACGATTGGTAACTTTGTTGATACTGATACGACTGATATCCGCGCATGTCATGCATTTGTTCAAGACGCAATCTTATTTGAGTTGAACCCAGATCGCACCACAAAGATCTCGGAACGGGCAGATAAGAAATTCAACTGGTATGCTTACATGAAGCAGTCACTTGGAGCGGTTCGCATGGAAGAAGAGAAAGTAATTGCAATTCCTTGCGACCAATCACCTGCATAACAGCTATTAAATAAGGAGAAATCATGGCTAATTCAGACGTAGTAACTGCTCTTGCAACCAGCATCCAGCAGAAAGTAGCTTATCGAGGGAATGTTCAAACTATTCCTGTCGAGTTCACGGCAGATGCAGTATATTCAGCAGAGGCAATGACCTTTTCTGAAACCCTTCCGCCTCAAACTCAGTTGATCGGGATTCATTTGACCACTACCGCAATCGCATCCGGCGAATTGGATATGGGTTATACTGGTGATCCTGATGCGATCATTGATGGTGCTGTCCTGACATCCGCAGGAAATGTGAATTATCAAGCGGCACCAGTTGATGTAGGTGGAAAGAAAATCACTGGAACCTTGACTGGGACCATGAGTACCGACAGTATCGCAGGATATATCCTCATCGCAACTAACGAGTAATCGGAGTGGGGGGCTTCGGCCCCCTTTCTTTTATGGCAAATACACAAGTACAGATCTGCAATTTAGCATTAGCAAGAGTAGCTGATGAAGGCGCACAGATAACCTCTCTTATCGGGAGTTCTCGCGAGGTCCGTTTATGTAACTTGTTCTATGAGCCTGCGCTTCGAGAAACAATCCGTTTACATCCTTGGAACTGTGCAATCAAAAGAGCAAAGCTTGGACAGTTAAGCTCAGAGCCAGTGTTCGAGTTTAGTTATAACTACCAACTTCCAACCGATTTCATTCGCGTTCTTGAAGTCTCAAATACGGCATCCACATGGAACCGCAATCATAAACAGATTGAGTATCAGATCGAAGGCAGAAAGCTAATCACAAACGAATCTGATATTTATATTAAATACGTTTACTACATCAGTGATCCTAACGAAATGGAATCATTGTTTATGAAGTGCTTCTATACGGTACTTGCTTCAAAACTTGTGATGCCATTAACTGAAGATGAAGCATTAAGGAATAGTATCGAGAACGAGATACAAAACATCATCCTTCCAGAAGCAAGAAGTATTGATGCTCAGGAAGGCTATCAGAGAGAAGCAATTCAGAGCGACGTTGACGAGGCGAGGTATCAATACGGATACTACACCGGCCCATTTGCTCAAAGTGATTACGGAACATTATAAAGGGTGGAATGAAAAAAGTACACGAACTAGCAAAAGAACTTGGCATCAAAAGCAAAGATGTTATTGCACTATTTGAAGGACATGACCGAATTAACCATCACCATGATAAACTTCGTGACACAGAAGTAGAATTCGTGATGGGATTGATTTCAGAGGAGCCTGCACAGCAAGTAGATGAAGCGGAGGTGGAGGGATGCACGGCTCCTCTCATTTTAGAAGAAGAAGTTAGCGAAGAGATAAGAGAACTCGCGTGGAGATGCCTAGGCGTCAAGTCACCTTACCATAAGGGGTAGTAATGAAAGCATCACCTGTGATTAATTCGTTCAATGCTGGCGAACTTTCTCCCCGCATGTACGGGCGAACGGATTTTGAGAAATACAATAACGGGTGTCTGAAGCTTGAAAACTTTAATATTTACCCTCAAGGCGGAGTTTCAAAGCGACCTGCTCAAAAGTTCATTGTTGAGTCTAAAGATAATGAGAAGATCCGTATTATTCCATTTATCTATTCTTCTGATGAAGCATACCATCTTGAGTTAGGAGAAAAATATATTCGGTTCATCAAGGATGGCGTCCAGTTAGCGGACCCGCTTGATCCTCTTGTTCCATTGGAAATCGGCTCCCCGTATCTTGAGAGCGAATTATACGATATTGATTATACCCAGATCGCTGATGTGATGTGGTTAACGCATCCAAATCACCCGATTACTACTATTAGGCGATATAGTGGCGATCAATTTGCAATTGGAGAATATGAACTAGACGTACCTCCTTATCTCGAGAAAAATCAGAAAGACCTATCAATATGGCCTTCTGCAACATCTGGAGATATTTCTCTGTATGCATCCGATAATGTATTCAGTGAAGACCATATTGGTTCGACGTGGAAGATTAGCGAAGACCGGACAGTAACAAATGCTAGTGTAAGTGGAACAACTGCGGTAGCCGGGCTTACCTCATCAATCAACGTAGCCTTTTCTCATTGGACTATAACAACCAGAGGGAAGTGGAAAGGGCGTTGCATGATCGAAAGAAGTGTTGATGGTGGAGTCACATGGAATGATTATATCCTGCTCGGTGATACTTCTGGAGTTACGAAAGAGGAAAGCGCGGCGAACTTCACTACTAGCTCTGATACGCCAGAATTGGCAAATGTATTTCTTAGAATAAGCATCACTGATCTAGGTTTATTCTCCACCTCGGAGTTTGGTTATGATATATCCCCGGATTCAATAACATGGGATAGTGTTGTTAAAATAACTGGATATGTTAGCGAGACCGAAGTAGAGGCCACGGTTCTTAGCAATTTTCAGAATGTTTTGACTGACTATACTCAATGGGCAACTGGAACATCATACTCATCTACCAATCTAGTGAAAAATGGTGCCACTGAATACACAACAAATAACTGGGCAATAAATACAGATTCCCCAACTGCTATTAGCATCGCAAATGATGGCACCCAATACTGGGTTCTTGAATCATCAGGGCAAGTTGATCTATATAACAGTTCTTTTGTTTATCAGTCATCCTTCAGTATTGCTGAGACATCAAACCCTGTGGATCTGGAATATTATGACGGGAATTTATATATCGTAAATGGTAACGGCATAAGCAAATATTCCATAGGTGGCGTATTTGACCAGACATATCCATTTTATGCCGCTGGCTGGTTAAACTCGATCGCTTTTGTCGGAGGTAAGTTTTATCTCGGGCGAGAATATTCTGTTCATGCAATATATAGATGCACGACTGACTTCGTATATGATGGATTTTGGTTTTACACAGCCGCATTGACAGGAATGACGTCAGACGGAACAGACCTCTTATGTTTATCAGGAGATAACGTATATAGATACTCTGCCACAAGCGGAACATTCATCGGAACAGATGTTGACGTAGGCTCAGAAGCAACAACTCCTAACGGGTTATCTTACAACTTAGATACCAAAAAGTATTACGTCGTAGATTCTGCGGCACCAGCAACAATATACGAATACTTAAAAGGTGAGGTTGAATACTACGAATGTGTCATTTCGCATAATCCATCTTCCGCATCCTTCAAAACTGATTTAGATGCCGGAAAATGGGTGCTTCGTTCTCCGAAGTCAAAGGATTGGTACGAGGGGGCATGGTCTTACTACCGAGGATTCCCGCGAGCACTTACCTTTTTTGAAAACCGTCTTTGCTTTGGTGGAACAGCTACTCGAACGAATACGCTCTGGCTATCCAAGACCGAAAGCTATAATAATTTCCAGACCGGAACACTTGCAACTGATTCAATGGAGCTTACCTTGGCTTCAGGGAAAGTGGATGACATTAAATGGCTACTTGCTCATCAGAGCTTAGTAATCGGGACCTCTGGCAGTGAGTGGGCCTTGGAACCTGAGTCTGATAATATTCCGGTATCGCCAACGTCCTATTCTCTTAAGCGAAAAACGACCTATGGAAGCGGAAATACACCTGCAACATTGGTGAATAATACGATTCTCTTTATTATGCGACAGGGCAAAAAGCTCCGCGAGTTCAAGTTTGATATAAGTGAAGCATCATTCAAAGCCGATGACTTAACCATCCTTGCATCACAGATAGGGGAATCAGGATTCTCAAGCATTGGATATGCCCAGCAACCGGACAATAATCTAATGTGCATCAGGGCTGATGGTCAGATGGCAGTAATGGAGTACGAGCCAACGCAAAGTATATTTGGCTGGTCACGATTTATTACTGATGGTGAATATGAAAGCGTTTCTATTATCCCGACTTCCTCTGACGAGGATCAGGTATGCATTAGCGTAAAGCGCACGATTGACGGAAGCACAAAGCGCTATATCGAGATTTTTGATAATAAGGAATTTGATGGAGTTATAGAGAACTGGAACGGGCAGGACTCATACATAGAGTTTGTGTCTCCAGCGACCACAACGCTTGACGGGTTGGATCATTTAGAAGGCGAAACAGTAGAGGTTCTTCGAGATGGCATCAGGGAGCCACAGAAAACGGTCACAGGTGGCGAGATAGTGATAGAAGAGGTTGGCGATCGAGTAGTGGTCGGACTGCCTTATACGGCTGTTATGGCTCCTTTATTCATAGAGCCAGCAATTCAGGGCAAACAATCGGAAGGAATGAAGAAAGGATCTTCAACTTCGCGTATTAGATTCCAGAACACTAATTATGCAAAAGTTGGCCAAGATGAGAGCTCGCTAGAAAACATTAACTTCAGACGGATCGGGGACGACTTAGATGCTCCTGTTGATTTATTCAGTGACTATAAGAAAGTTAGATTCGATAATACATGGGCACCGCTTAAGACATGCTACATAGAAAGCGACGCCCCACTACCTATTACAGTAATTTCAATGATTTCTGACATGGAGGTAAAAAACTAATGGCTGTTGCAGGAATGATATCAGGAATTGCGGGCCAAGCCCTCGGAACTACCGGGAAGATGGTTGGGTATTACATGAACGTAAAGCAATCAAAGGTTATGGAGCGTTATAACCAAGCCATTGCAGATGCGAATCTTTTGTCAATAGAGCGAAAAAACAAAGCGAATATGGAGCGAATCGTTGACGAAGGCCGAAGGGTTAAGGCTGAAAGCGTTGCGCAGTATGCACAAGCAGGGGCTGTTATTGATAGCGGAACGCCAGCAGAAGTATTACGAGAACAGGCTGAAAATATAGAGATTGACCAGATTAACGCTCTCAGAGCTGGAAGATACAGGGAGAATATTGCCCAGCATCAAAAGGCGATGGTAAGAATAAATGCTAAAAACTATCGCGCTCAGCAAAGAATTGCTGGTATATCTACTTTGCTTGGTTCATCCGCGCAGGGTGCAGCAACTGTTTATCAAGGTATAAGTAAATGAGAATTCCATTAACAAGAAGGCAACCAGAAGATCTTCCTTTGCAACAAGGCGCCTCGCCAACAATGGGAACAGAGATCGGCAGAGAAGTCACAAAACTTGGAAGCGTAATCTTTAATGAGAGCAAGCGTTATATGGATAAGTTAAACCATGATGATGCTCGATCTCAAGCTTCCGAGTATCTAGCGGGTCGATCGGCTCGATGGAATGAAACCGAGAAGATGATGGGTTCTGCAACGGACGAGAATGATGTCGCCGATATTTATGAGCAATTCAAAAAGAATGAACAGCAGGAACTAAACGAGGGCCGGTTCAACCCAGAAGCGATGAACACCATTCAGTTGAATAGCCACTCATTCGATGCTGAATCTAATATTAGTGTAAACGGGATCACCGGATACGCAAACGAAGCTAGAAATAAGGGGATTGATAATAGAAACTATGTGGTTCTGGACTCTGCAACAATGGCCGATCCTGTATCAAAAGATCATGCTTCACTATTTGTGAATATGGATAAACTCGAATATCCAGATGATTTAAACAGATCTGTTTATAATGCGGTTATCAATGATTTTGTGAAGCGCGGCAGAATGGATGTAAAGACAGCCCTAGAAAAGAAATCAGCATTTGGATCTACACGCATTTATAATTCCAAACTAAACGAATTGGCCCTTCTTGATGAGATGTATGCGAACGGTGACATTTTGGGCGGTGAGCTTATTGACGGATTGCGGGATGTAAGAGATGATGTAAGAGAACGTGAAGATTTGCGGGAGAATCATAGCAGTCTTCTCGATACTCGCATAACCACACAGATTACAAATGCCCAAAAGAAAGAGGGTACAACGGCGGCATCATCTATACGCAAATGGAATGAAGCATACGAAAAAGGAAATTTAACACCTGAGCTTGCTTCCAATCTAAGGGACAGGATGGGCCCAGAGTTTTACAACACTTTAATGGAATCACAGCAAGAGAGTATCGAGAACAAAGCAATTTCTGACGAGGACTCTAAAAAGCTCTTGACCATAATGAATGATTTCTCGAACAAGAAGATAGCTCCGACTCAGGCCTATAGAGATATTGCGCTGATCGGTGGTTCGGCAGGTGTTGCTGGGATTATGTGGCTTGGTCACGAGTTCAATGAATTAGCTCAGGATGGCGGCGAAATCCCGCTATATGAAGTAATTTACAACGATAAGTCAGTCAATCTAACGGGGAGACACCAAGAATTTATTAAAGATTTCTCTTCTGTGTGGAACTCTCGTCTTGATTGGGAATCCGTTAACTCTCGATTAAAAGCCGCTCACAAATGGATCAAGAATAATCCTGACGCTAAGACCGAGGAATGGGACGCGGCTAAATACAATATGCTTCGCGGTGATGCAGTAGAGGTGGTAAAACAACTCGCTCAAAAGTATATGCGAACAACGTTTGTTAATATACCAATTCCTAGAACAGAAGAAATAGACTCCGGTGAAAAAGAACCTTCATTGCCAAGCAAAGAAGAGTTTATTAAAGCGTTTGAGGCTGATCTTGGCTCGGTTCCGACTGAAGAAGAGATTGCGGATGGTCAAGGGGAGTATTGGGAAGAATGAGTAAATACGCAAAGCAAGAAACTCAAGATGTGCCGGAGTCTAAATACGCAAAGCTTCGAAGGAGAGTAGCAGAAAAAAAGGCTCAAGACGCACCGGAGTCTAAATATGCAAAACTTCGGAGGAGAGTGGCAGAGAAACGTCAAGCGAATGCTGAAGATCTGCTATTGAATGGCATCGACCAGCGAATGACCCCAGAGCAACGGGCCGGAGTTGATTCAGTACTATCGCCACAAGAGCAATCGCATGAGCAAGCGAAAGCCGTTTTCTCGAATCGTGATGGCATAGAATATTCCGATGAAATGACCAATGCTCGCGTAGAGGCGAGAGGCGGGCCTGATGCAACTGCGCAGGTCGTGATGGAAATGGATAAGAAGGCGCTGTCAATAAAGGAAAAAGCAATCGAGCCTATCAAGTCTCTTGCGCGTGGTGTACAGAATTTAGAAGCAGTTCCCGGCCATTTTATTGAAATGTTTGGCGACTGGGTTCAGGCACAAGGGCAACAATGGAATCGTCTGTACTGGAACTCTTCATTAGGAAAGAAGAAGGCGTCCGAGCTAAGAGAGGAACATTTGCAGAAGCCTCTTGCGCAAAGGCAGGAAGAGGAAATACTGAAAGCACCAGATGTCACCAGAGGGGAGAAGATAGAAAAGTTCGGTAAAATGACATCTACCTTCTGGGAAGAAGCCGCAAGTACTGGGTGGGAAAAAAGAGACCCGCGCATTTATGGCGGAACAATCACGGAAAACTTTAGCCTAACTCGAATTTTTGGCGGGGTTTTTGAGTCACTTCCTGCAATGGCATTAGCGGCAGGAACTGGTGGAACGTTCGGCCCATTGCTTCTTGCCGCAACTGAAGGAGCACCCGTTTATACTGATGCAAAAGAAAAAGGTTTAAACCCAAAAGAAGCCTTTGGCTACGCCACTACAAGTATGGCCGGCTCTTATATACTTGAGAAAATTGGATTTGACGCTATTTTCGGTGGCGATAAAGGTCTTGCCGATATTGCAAAACAGACATCTAAAGAATGGGTTGCTGGGGCTTTGCTCGCGGCGGCTTCTGAAGGTGTGACGGAATCATTACAGAGCCTATATTCTAATGCACTTGCTTCAGGGTATGATAAAAGCATCGAGATATTTGAAGGCGTTTTAGAGTCAGGTTTAGTAGGGCTTTTCTCTGGCGGCTCTATCAAGTCTTCTTCTGATGCATCATTGATGATTAAAGAACACATGGCTAATATTGCTGAAAAGGCGAAGAAAGTTACACCAGAACAGATAAAGCAGGCACTTGTCGAAGGAGATTTCAAACCAGATGTAACCGAAAGCAAGGCCTTGTCACTTGGTGACTTCAATGAGATTCGCGCAAATAACACCGATGAACAAATCATTGAGATGGTAAAAAACGACCCGAAGACAGAAGGAAAGCCGAAGGCTAAGGCATTATTGCAGGAAGCGTCACTCGCTCCAGATGAAGCGAAGGCCACTGCGTATAACGAAGAGGTTTTTGTAGGCGCACCGCAACGCATGATGGACGAGGCTGTAGCCCAGTATGACGAGCAACAGGGATTAAGTGACCAAGAGGTCAGTGAAGGCATTAAAGCGGCACTAGAAGGACATAAGACAATTGAACAGGAGGGAGTTAATGGGGAAACAATTGACGGACAAAGCAATTTACGAATTATCAAAGAAGAGCCCACTGATGGCGGCCAAGTTATTAAGAAGCCGCAATTCAAGGTCTCCGAACAACAGAGAAGGAAGCAGGAAGCATTAAGACGCGCCCAGCCCGTAGATCAGGCCTTGGCCAAAGTACGAGAAGATTTTAAATATCTACAAAAGCCGAAAAAGAGTGATCCTTTATATAATGAATTAGTAGGAACAAAAGAGGAAAAGGGTTTAATCCCAGCATGGCGTTGGCGTAATGATCCGAAATACCCAACGTATGATCAGGCCCATTCAGAGATAGGAGATCGCGTTAGTCATATAACAAATGGTTTATCCGCATCGGAAGCAATGGGCGCGATTTACAAGGGGCGGCTGAAAACTGTAGGGCAGGCCGAGCTTGATTTAAAAGCGGAAGAATCTCAGTTTATTTTTGATGATATGACAGAGGATATAAATAACGGCTTATTACCTCCTGAATCAATAATGAACGAATATCCCGATATCCTTGAGTCGGCGCTAAGGCTTTCTGGTGTGGATGCTTCCTCGTTAAATCCAGTCACGATGCCAGATGATGTAATGCGTGATCTTGAAGCGTTTGTAGAAAAATACGAGTCAGAACTTGACCAGTCTAATGTTATTGAGCAGAGAGCAGAAAAGGTGGATCTTGATGCAGATATTAAAGGCATATCAAAAGATCAAATGAATCAATGGCGCGAGACATGGGACCTAGAAAACACCCCAGACACAGAACAGCGTCTGCAAGTTGCCGTAATCGAAGAAGCCAAGGAATCCGGCATAGATGCTCAAACACTAATTGACTCAATCACAGAAAAACCGCGTCCGATAACAGACACGGAGGGTGGTGTTTTACTTCTTGAGAAGACGAATATAATGAACAACAAGAAGGCGACTATTAAGAAGCGCAATAAAGCAATGAAAGACGGCAAGGAGGAATTAGTATTAAAGTTTAATGACGAACTCGAATCGCTTAGACGGCAGGCTGACAAGCTTTCCCGTGCAACACGATTGGCTGGGGGGAAGTTGGGACAAGGACTCGCCGCTTTAAACATGCGGATGGATGCAGAGACGTTTGAACTTGAGGCCGTTATCGATGAGGCTAGGACCGAGAAAGGATCAGAACTAACGGACGAGGAACAATCCAAGATTGAAAATGAGATCGAGGAATTGGATAAGGTTCAAGAGAAAATTGACGATAAAGAGGCGGCTCTTGGTAGGAAAGAGAAGTCAGATAAGTCGATTGAAGAACAAATTGCCGTATTGCGAGAAAATATAGAGGAAGCATCGAGATCTATTGCCTATGCTCCAAAGAAAAAGCAAAAGAAAACTAAAACAGAAAAGCAGAAGGAACTAGCGCTACTTAAAGAAATTCAAAAGGATCAAGATACGATCTTTGCTTTAATAGAATCGATTAACAAGCAAGAAATTGCAGTTATAAAGAGTCTCGAAAAGGCAGACCCAGAAGGATATAAGGCAACCATAAAGAATCTAAACAAAGAGATCAGGGAGTCTGAGTGGTTCGCTAAATTAGAAGCGTCTAAAAGTAAGTCAGATAAGAAGCGTTTAGCCCAGCTTAAAGTATTGCTTAAGGATCTTGACGACCAATTAAAAGGTCAGTACCGCCGCCTTAAAAAAGGAAAGGCAGTGGAGTCAGAACAGGTTGAGTCACTCAAGAGCAAGGTTGAAGAGATTCGCAAGAAGATGAGACTTGAGGACGAGTTATCAGCGGCGAGGGAAGATCTGCGGCTTATAATTGACGGCCGGTTGAATGAAACTGATTTCATGAAAGAGAAAAAGCGCAGAGAGAATGTCCGCGATGAACTAGAAGATGATCGTGCAGAACTTAAAGCCATTCAGAGCAAAATTCGACAAACAGTATATGAGCTTGGTGAGCATGGTGCAGGGCGGAAAACAATGGCTGTATTTGATTTCTTGCGCGCAAACATACTTTCTCTTGACTCATGGATTGGTAGACAGGGATCAAAGGCTTTGTTGTCAGATCCAATAACGACAGGAAAAGTATGGATAGAATCTTTACCTACGCTTATACCGTTTATATCTGAATCATGCTTCTATGAAGTGGACCGACAGAATAGTGAGCTTGAATCAGCAAAGCACGGCGTTAAACATGGCCTAGAACTCATGGATATTGACGGAACGTTCCAGACGCATCAAGAAGCCGCAAACTCTAAACTTGCTGAGAAAATTCCGTGGGTCCGTGGGTCGAATCGTCATATGATTCTTGGGCTAAATCTACTAAGGACAAGACTCTACTCTAAAATACTGAATAGGTTCCCCGGAAAATCTGATGCGTTTTACAACAATGCCGCCAAGATTGTAAACGAATTAACCGGCAGGGGTTCGCTTCCGGGAATGGAAAAAGCGGCGCATGGATTAAGTGCTGTATTTACCGCGCCAAGATGGACCACTTCAAACTGGCAATATATAGTTTCGGAGCGAAATGCTTATATAACTGACGAGAAAACCGGAAAGAAAGTTCTGGACAAGGACCTGCTAAGGGTCATCGTCGAACAGAAAGCTAAGGCGGCCCTTGCGTTTGGGACACTTGCAACCATGATGATAGCAATGGGATGGGAGCTTGAGGAAGATCCGGAAGAGGGGGATTTTCTAAAGCTAAGGAAGGGAGACCTAGTTTTTGATCCAATGCCGGGGCTTACTTCTAATTTGAGATTGCTTGGCCTTCTTGTTGAAAACGCACTTGCTACGCGGGGCATTGGAGAAATGGAGGGTCATAACGATTATACCAAGATCGCTGACCAATACTTAGCCTATAAGTACGCGCCAAGTATTTCACTTGCGAGAGAACTAATTACGGGTAAGAGCGCGGGGTACGATGAAAGAAAATTGCTTGAATCCCTTGCCCTTGCACCAATACCAATTATGGTGCAAACGGTATATCAAGATCTGATAAAAGATGATGAAGCATGGTCGGACGTTCTCTGGGAAACAATGGTTCAATTCCCCGGATTCGGAGCACAGATATACGAAGACCGAGACCTTTAAGACGATTAATCCTTGACATCAACCAAATTAAGGCGGACAACTATTAGAGAGGAGCGAAATGGCCATATCAAGCAATATAAGTAAATATCAATACGACTGCGACAACTCGACAGTCACCTTTGCATTTCCGCAAAAATTAATTACAACTGATTCGCTTATCGTTTACCTGTACGATACAACAGATGGAACCCAAGCAACACTTGTCGAAACAACTGATTACACAGTAACTCCTGACGGCGGTGGCCTCGATAATGGCGCGACGATAACAACCGTTGCTACATATTCGGCAGATTTCCAGCTAACACTAGTTAGAGAAAACGCATTTCTTCAGGATCTTGACCTTGTGGAAGGTGGCGAGATTCCTTCAGATCCTTTAGAGACGGCTATTGATAACTGCGTAATGCTTGCTCAGCAATTAGAAGAAGCAGTTTCAAGGGTTCCGAAATTCCCAGAATCAGAGCCTTCGACGACATCCACAGTGTTACCAACAATTTTCACAAGAATAAATAGATTCCTTGGATTTGATGCCGCAGGCAACTTCACAGCATTTGAAGGAACATCGGAAACAAATATCGATGTAAATGAATTGAAGCTTAGCATATTATCAGCTCTTGAAGGAGAGACAGAGATTGACGCAACAGATGCGCCGATAGTTGTAGCGGCTCCAACAGACGTGACACATGCTTTAAACCAGACTGCCGCAGATCTTCTATATGCGACTCTTGCGCAAGGAGCAACTGCCGACGCAGAGAAGGCCCTGAGAACGACCGAATCTGCGCTAACTGCATGGACCGGAAGCGTTACTCCTGCATTAGTGGCAGGTACAAGCTACACGGTTGCAGTCACAGGAAACGTCACCACCTTTGCACCGACACTTGCAACGGTCGGAACCTGTAAAATAACGATTTCAAATGCTTCAACATATACTATTGCAGATCCGTCAAACAGTTCCAGATATAGTAGGGGGTCCGCTGGAATTGACGACCTTAGCGCAAAGGCAAAGGTTGAATTAATAGTAACAAGGACCGGAACAGATTACATATACAGCGCGATTGAAACAGTCGCAATTACTTAGGAGAATACCATGCCACCACCCAAATTAGGCCGAGATGTTAATGGCTACCCGATGCAGTTTGCTGGAGTTAATACGACGGATGATACAGGGCTTGTCGGCGCTGGATCTTTTAGCTTAACTAATGCGACGTCCAACGCTTTCCTATATACTACATATGTCAGAATTTCCGCACAGAATGACGTTGATATTGATATAGGAACATCTGCATCGGCTACGTCAGGAAAGGGACTCTTCATGTTTTATGGAACTAGCGAAACTATTACCATCAAGCAGGGGCAGAAAATAAGCGTCACGGGTGGTTCCATCAGAATACTACCTCTCGGGGGGTAAGTATGAATCTATTCGGCAAATCATTCGGATGGTCTAGCTCTAGCGGTTTGGCGTCAGCGCCTTTCTATTCCAGTCTGGTCCAATGGCTACGAGGCGGAGTCGCGCCCAGCACGGACAACGAGGTGAACGACGCGCTCAGCCCGTTGGTGGTTACGGATCGAGCGGACTACACGGGGAATTCTTGCATTGCGTTTGACGGGGTTGACGGGTATGGAGACCTTAACTATGTATCTTCATTATCTGATGATATTGATTGTTGGTTCAAGTATAATGGCTCAACTGAGGCTGATGTAGTATTGTTCGGAACAAGAGAGTCCTCCACTGATTATTATTTCGGTGTATTCCTTGGTGAATGGCGATGCGGTTACGGCTCCGGAACTACCGATGCCGGAACTAGTGATAACGACTGGCATAGAATCACAATCATAGACGGCGTATTTACACTGTACGATAGTAATGGCGAGAATCCCGTTGTTTTGGCCTCAAGAAGTGGGACCTTTTCTTTCACCGAGAATGCTTATATAGGGTGCAGGAACCTCTCTGGATCACCATCCAAATACGCAAATGTATTGATATCCAGATTCCGAATAGGCCCTATGTACTACAAATTGAACAGTGCTAGTATGGTGGACCACTCGGGCCAGTACACGCCTGTGGATCTGTCTGGAGGGGCATCCAACACGACAAGTGCAGGCCCTCCTATCAATATCGATGAGGGTTTTGATACTGTCCTCAGTATGAATCGGGTGGATAATGTAATAGTAAGACCAACCCTGAGTTTAGGGGCCTCGGATTTCCACGTTAAAACTAGGTTCCGTGTATCCTATGACGCGGCCATTGAGTTCGTGGTGAACTTAGGCGCAACAGGGACAGGAGCAAAGCGGTTAGGCATCCGAATCCAAAGCACAAAAATAATTTTAAACTTGGATGATAATAGCTCCGAAGTAGGGCCAACTATTATTGATAACACGGAGTATTCTATAGGCGACTGGTTAGAGGTTACGTGTTCGCGAGTAGGGTCTGGGTCAGACAATGTTACCATGCTGACTCGCAATATAAACACTGGTCTTTTTTACAAAGAGACCTCTACATACACAGGCGACGTATCGAGCACTGATCCATTAACAATCGGCGCGGTGTTAACATCCGCCGGCGGGAGTTCATACGGGGATTTTTACGGTGGAGACATTGATTTCGTCGAGCTGGGCACTAGTGCGGATAATCTATTGTTCTCAGAGGTCTATGACGGAAGCTTTGACCCTTCAATGGCGGGCGACACCTCGGACCAATGGAAGATAATTCCCTCTCTACTAGCCTCTTCTGCAACGCTTATTCCTATTTTTGGACAGAGCCAAATCAAGGGGTCTGCCCCCGGAAGTATCGCCCCGCCTGCTGAACTAGATAAGACATACTCAAATATTTATTTCACTTATAACTTAGGGACTACTGATGCAGACGACTCAATGGTGCCACTTGCCAAGGTCAGCGACTCTAAATGGGGGATAGAGTTGGTACTTGCAGACCATATCGGCACCACTGATATTGCGGCAGTTGTAAAGGTCTGCGAGAATGGGTCATCGATTAATCCTGCGGCGAATAGATGGCAGGATGGGCAAGTTAATTTTGAACTGCTAGTGGATGCTATAAACGAGACATCTAGGCTGATGCGGGCCGTAGGGTATACCGTCACCGTGCCCGTTATTTACATGGGCCTTGGGTATTCCGACGCAACAAACACCAGCTACGCAACTGCATATACGGCCAGCTTGACATCCTTGTTTGCGTCATTACGAAACAGGACGGCTATTGCGGATGATTGCAAAATAATTATAGGCAGAATCCATCCACATTTGCCAAATGCGACACAGGCAAATATTGATCTTGTCAGGCAGGCTCAAGCGGACTTCGCTGATTATTTAGTAAATTCTGATGATCTCCCGCTACTAGTTGACGGTATCCATTATACCAAGGACGGGCTAATTACATGGGGACAACGGTTTGTTGAAGCCTGTGGTATAACCACGCAAAATGCGGAATCAAACACGAGCTTTATAAAGAGAACCCTGTTATCTAACCCAAGTGGCGCAACCCACAACGGCGCAGAATCAACCATCATCCAAACCGACACGGTGAACGGCGACCTATTAGCGCGGGCGATTTTCAGCGATGACGGATTAACCTTCGATGCGCGATCGATGGCAGATTTTCAGGCGTTCGTTTCCGGCAATGATAATGTATGGATACGGTGGCACCAAACAGAATGCAGGATTTTAGAGATAGCGGTTTATGATGCCGCATTCACCCCGACACTTGGCCAGTATCAGCGACTTGCGGCGTACTTCGTTCAGGGCTCCTGCGGGGGTGGCATGATTGAGCCGCTATATGATGCAAATGGAGTTGTTTATGATGTCAATGGAGAAGTGGTTTACAGCCAACCTTAGAGGTTTATTATGGGAGTATTAACACAGACAACAGCAGAGCTTCAGCAAATACTTGATGATGTTCAAGGAAAGGCAGGCGCTTCTGCATATCTATCAGCGCCTTCATCGGTTGAAACAACCGTTGCTGGATCTTGGTATCCGATTGCTGGAACATTCACGAATGCCTTTGAAGATTTCGAGTTTGATACAGATCACATTAAATATATAGGTGACGAGGATTATGTATTCGAGATTGATTGGCATGCATCATTAACAACAGATACCTCAACGACTACATTCCATATTGCGATTAAACACAATACAACAGTGCTAGACGCGCAACAGATGGGGGCAATGTTGAAAAATACGAATCAATATGTACCTTGTTCTGGAACATCAGTTATCGAGTTAACAAAGAATGATGAGATCCAGCTGGTTTGCTCAAGCGATAAGACAGAGGCGAATCTTTCCTTCGAACATTTTAACGCAACAATAAATAAATTCTACCAGTCGAGGGTATAGTATGGGGACATTAACACAGACAACGGCAGAGTTACAACTAGCGGTTGATCAGTCAGAAGCAATGGCAATCACTGGTCTATCTGGATTTAACAGACTGGATACATCTACCATGGGGACCATTCAATTCTGCTACTCCGCATCTAGTGGGGAGGTGCATCAGATCGACAAGGATGGGGCATATACAAAACTCACGTCGCAAACAACCTTCGCGGATGGATCTACGGCAATCGCGGACAGAACTATAGCGGTGTACCACTCTGCTGGTGAGACTGAGTTTTCCTACTATTATCAGGGAACGCTCGTCACAGATACAGGCATCCAGACGCTACAAATGACTGACGATGGCGGCGGGTACGTCTACCTTGATTCTGATGGTTCATTGGCACAGGGAGGTTCGGCATTCGCCTTGATTGTCCAGAAGACGCTTATCGCCTACGTTGGGTGGAACACCACAGAGGATGAACTGACTTGGTTTGCGGATGAGCGGCATGGCATTAACATGAACCCTGTTACGCATCTGTACAACCATTCTGTTATCGGGTTCGCGTGGGCTAAGAGCGGCTCTGACATCACGGGGTTGGCCAACAATGTAACCACATTCACAGCCGTAACCGCTGGCGTGTGGGCTGACGAGGATATTGAGCTCATGATCGCCGAGCAGACCACCGTTCCGATGGCATGGAAAGAAGGCGCAGACGGGCAATGGAGATTCAGCGCGGCATCTAACGTACTGCTTTACAAACCTGCGGCGAGCTATGTATGGAACAATGAAGACTCAGGCGGTGCTGGAGTATGGGGTTTAGATGCCGTAACGAGCGCAAACCGATGGCTTGTTCAAACCTTCTGGGCATCGAACAACGTACTTGCTCCCGTGTTTCAAACCGTCAGCCAGCTCGAACCCGACTCGCGGGGTGATGCGAGGGATAGAGTTGAGTCTGCCGTACATAAGATTCAGACGGACGGGTTTCCTGCTCCAGAGATGTCTCCGATTGGTTCTGTTATTATGAAGTCAGACGGTACGCTTGAGATCGGTGCTGACGGCGAAATATGGATTGACCATAGGTTTGGCGCACCGAATAGCCGATTTTAAATATACAATCCAAATGATGGAGCACGCAAACAATGAATAACGACACACGGGATCAGACAATCACAGAGACGCATACCATGGTGGTCGTTATGCGGGACGAAATAGCGATACTGTCAAAAGCGATAAATGGAAAACAAGGGCTTATGCAGGAGATCGCAACGCTGAAGCAGGTCCAAGTTGATTGCGAAAAACGGAGAGCAAGAGAACCCGCAGTTAACAGCAACAGACTAGCGTTTGCCGCTATAGGTGTTGGTATATTTGTTGCGCCTGTGATATCGCTTGGGACTGTTCTGATTGCCCAAAGGCTGGGGGCTATGTAATGAGCGCAAGTATGTTTATGGCAATCGCTGGGCATCATGGCGCTCTTGGTAATGCTGGCGGGGTAGTCGCTGGACAGTACGCGCTTGTCAGTGATGGGAATCAGTATATTGATACTGGGGAGCTTCTCGGCAACAATACTGATTACACTATTACGTGCGCGGTTGTTGATACCGGTGATAATATGCGCATGGGTTTCGAGACAACAACGCTTGCTAATTTTGTGGCATACTTTGGTTTGTTGGGCTATCAAAAGCGCTGGGGAAATACTGCGCTCGTTGGAGTTACTGACACGTATTTCCACACTATAGAAAAATCCGGAACTGATTACCTCTTTGACGCACAATCACCGCAGTCTGTTGGAACCATTGGGACAACTTCGGAAACTGGTTTATTGTTTGCGTATGACACAGACGGGGGAGGCATTAAAGCAAATAGGGGTAAAGTGTCTAGCTTCCGTTTGTTGCAGTCCTCCGTTTTAACTTTGAACATGTGGGCAGTCCCCGCAGGCATGACAGCGCAGGGCGCATCCAGCGCGGCACCATCCAACTGCATGTGGGACGCGGTGAGCGAGACGTACTTTGAGAATCAGGGGACGGGAACTTTCACAGTTGAAGATATTTCGGGCGGTGATCCTGACAACGTGGTGGACGGCGCAAACAACGTGGTGGACGGCGTTAATAATGTAGTAAACACATAGGAGGAATTATGGCAGACGTACAACTATCCAGTTTAGGATCAACTATAAAGACAGCGTATCAAGCGGAAGCGAATGCTTTTACTGACACTAAAAATACAAAGCTCTCGGGGATTGAGGACAATGCGACGGCTGACCAGACTGGAGCGGAGATCAAGACAGCGTATGAGGCAGAAGCAAACGCTTACACTGATACGAAAGACACTAAACTAAGTGGCATTGAGGCAGGCGCAACAGCCGATCAGACAGGCGCAGAGATTAAAACAGCATATGAGGCAGAGGCTAATGCGTATACTGACACTAAAGACACTAAGCTTGGGGGCATTGAAGCTGGCGCAACAGCTGACCAAACGGGTGCGGAAATCAAAACTGCATATGAAGCGGAAGCAAACGCGTATACTGACACGAAAGATACTTTGTTGGCTGACATCTCTATTGGTTACTCTGGGCAAAATTTGCAAACCGGAACAACCTACACTCTAGTCCTTGGCGACGCTGGCAAGATGATCGAAATGAACAACGCATCCGCGAACACGGTTAATATTCCGGCGAATGCTTCCGTGGCCTTCCCCGTGGATACCCGAATTGATGTTATCCAGTACGGCGCAGGGCTGACAACCGTAACTATCACCACAGATACACTGACCGGAGCGGTTGTTAGCACTGGGCGATACAAGGCAATGAGTCTGTGGAAAAGATCGGCGACGGAATGGGTAGTAATCGGGGGAACAACCGCATGATACTGATGCCTCTAGGATTAGTTCAACAGGCCTCGGGGAGTGGATCTGGGCCTGTTACCGAGCATGGGTTTATTACTGTATGGGAGACGACATCAGACAGCCAGACATTAACCATCCCTCACGATGGCACTGGTTACGACGGCGCCATAAGCTGGTACAACAACAGCACCGACGCGCTTATAGTGTCCGATACGTTCTCTGATGCCGATATGAGCGGGTTGGCTCAGGAGATGCCGACAATCGGTGAATACCGGTGTGTGATTACTGGTGATTTCCCGAAGATAAATACCTACAATGCCGCAGATGATGAGTTTTTAGTAGAGATACTTGACGCGGTTGATGTTGGCTGGGCCTCTGATGGTCTCAGGTTTACTGGTTGTTCTAATCTGGTAAGCGTTGAATATGGCGATTTTATTGATGTGTTTACCACGATCCGGACGATCCACCAGAACAACAATAATCTAGCGACAGCTCCAGATATGACTGGGTTCTCTTTAGTCACAGACGCTGATTTGGCATTTCACTATTGTAGCGATATGACGACCTGCCCAGATCTTAGCGGGTTTACAGTTAACGCAAAATTATATTCTACATTCCGGTCTTGTGGCTCTCTCACGACTATTATACCCCCAAGCATTCGGAGTGTTACGACGGCGGAAAGCATGCTCACTAGCACGCCGATCAGCACAGCATCCTATGACGCTATGTGGGTGGCGTTCAGGGCGGAAGCAGAGACGTATGGTGCTAAAAACGGCGTTGATTTTGGCGGGGGCACTGCTACATGCACAACCGGCGGAGCAGGAGAGACGGCGCGGCAATGGTTTGTTGATACGTATTCATGGGTCATTACTGATGGAGGATCAGTCTAATGCGATTCAAGGCACAAAATAAACGATATTATTCCGTGATCACTGACGACGGAAGCATAATCAGGGTCGGTGAGATGGAGGCCGGTCAGGTTTTGCATTACAAAGACGGACTAGACGCTGACACGCACGCGAGCAAATCAGCGTTGATCAGCAGGATACGAGGCAAAGGGAAAAAGCCGGGTGGCAAAGGGAAAAAGCCGGGTGGCAAATCTCTTGATTTTAGCGCATTCGAGTGGCCGGTACGCAATCCGTTTGCGGATGGTGCGGAATGAAACCTATATTCGCAGTGTTAACCATTGCTCTGAGCGCCTGCATGCTTTGCGTGTGCGGGTGCAATTCCGTAGCTAAGAGCAGGACCACCGTTAAAGAGACCGTGAGCGCGTCAGGAGATGTCAAGACGGTAACAACCACGGAAGCCTATGGACGGTCCGCATTGATACCGTTAACGCCTCCTGTGGCCACAACGTCAATCACTAACTCATACGCAAAAGGATCTGCCGCTCAAAACAACGAAGGCACCAAGCAGAAATTTAATGCGATGCGGCCTTATCATTATTTAGCGATTGTGTGCTTATTACTGGCGGCGTCTATCGTTTGGCTTAAATGGACCAAGACAATTTATGCGCTCTATCTGGTGGGTGGCGCAGTTGGCTTATCGGCGTGGGCTATCTATCTGCCAGCCAATGAGTCAAAAGTTTTTTATGGGTTGATAGGTCTTGCGGTATGCGGTGCGCTGTATATTGCATGGAGGCATGGCAAGGACTAACAAGCCAGCCTCCTTCTCCAGTGACCAATATCACGGAAAACGTGGATTATTTTCCATAGATGTCACTGTTGGCAGTAATGGCCTTCTCAATCCGAGCTTGTGCGATGTTGAAGTAGTCTCCCACTTTCTCAATCCCAACGAACTCTCTACCATTCAGCACAGCCATCTTGCCAGTTGTCCCGCTTCCCATAAACGGGTCAAACACTGTATCTCCTTCGTTGCTCCATGAGATGATGTGGTCGGTGGCTAGTTGTTCGGGGAATGTTGCAGGGTGCTTTCTGCTTTCAGCATCACCGCTTTTGCTACTCCTCGGCATATACCAGATATTTCCGCTAATCTTGTTGCTACCTGTGCGATTCTCATGTGTTCGCTTCTTCTTCGCTCCGTCTGCCGAGCGATTTCCGCCCCTGTTAAGTGCATTTGGGTGCAGTGTTTGAATCCTGATTCCGTTAAATGTTGATGGTCTACCCTTACTGAAGATGAACATGTATTCAAACTCGGACTGATACCGTCTGGCGTTCATTGGTGGCTTATTCGTCTTGTATATCATAGTGTCATGCAGATTAAACCCACACTCCATCGCATATAACGCCTGCCTGAAACTTGTTCCTGTCTCGCTCCCTTTAATTGTAGCATCACCAACAACCCAAACCACCACACCGCCTTGCTTTGTTACCCTGAACAGATCTTCAAGAACTGGCTTCCAGATGTGTTCGCCCCAGTCCAGAGAGTTTTTGTATGTTCTAAGGTTGTCGTATGGCGGTGATGTGACTGTAAGGTCAATGCTCCCGTCTGCTATTTCTTTCATTCGTTCTAGGCAATCGCCTTGCATTAAATTCATATCTTCTTCTCCATGTTTATTTGTTCTGCCAACCAGAGGTTGCAACGTACGTCTACGCCGCCGCTGAACCTAGTCGTTAGCTGTGTTCTTTCACAAAGGCTTCCAGTTCTTTGATTAGTGGAAGTCTTCCCTCGTTTCGGAATTGATTCGCTTCTTCGAGCGAGCAACACGCACCACCAGCACCACCCTGTTTTCGTCTCCAACGCCTTGTCATTTTTCCCAATTCAGCTAACAAGGCAGTTGAGCTTACGGCTTCATCCGCGTCGCAGATTGGGCATTCACCTGATTTTTTCATATGTTCATAACACATAGTTTTCCTCCTGAGCCGAAGCTCACTTTAGTCGTTAGAAAGATCATCAATCAACATCTCTAGTCTGTGAATCAGTGCAGAGATGTCCCACGACCAGCAATCTTCAGAACAGCAAATCAAATCCTTACCTATATGCTCGTCATAATGCTTTTGTAAATCTGTCTTGTGGGTTTCAATTTTTCTAACCAGCGCATTCATCGTATCGCTAGGCCGCTCGTTTAATTTCGGTTCATCGCTCATGCTATTGTCTCCTGTTTGTTCTGCTCACGTTGATGCAGGTCGTTGGGCATATGCGCCTCAATGAATGCACGTTCATCCTTCCCGCGCCATAAACAATGCTCAACGTCCCATTGCTCAACAACATCTCTGTGAATAACCGAACAATTAGCCCATATCCACTCAAGTTTGGCAGAGTCGGATAGTTCCATCAGTGAATCAGCGCAATCTTCGGGGTAAACGCCTGTGTTGTGAACAGACGCACAATTCTGTTCATAGTTTTTGTTGTGAAACTCACACTCTTGATTAACGCAATGAAATTGCCCAACCAGCGAATTCATTTTACCGTGTTTAACGCTCATTTTTATCTCCTAGTTTTGTTGCACGGAAACTGATCCGTAATCGTTAGAGTACATTTTTGTTATTCTGTCAATACAGGTTTCATCATCATTTTTATGTGGGTTTGTCCCTCCGGTTGTATCATGTGCCATCCATTGATACCAATTACAGGTTTCTTGTATTGGACAAGCACATGGGTATTCCATCAATTCATAAAAATCTCTAACTAGTTCATGGAGGCTATCAGAGCCGTCGCGCTTTTTTGTTCCCATCGTTTTCTCTATTTAAAAACTAAGTAGGCGGGGAAGTCACTCCTCGATCACAAGCGCCGATCATCCCTTTCGGTTCCGTTGGTGCGCCCACTTCGGGAGGATATCCCAGCACACCGCCACGGGTTCAATGACCGCCTATTAGCTAAATTTGTTTCCTATTTTTTCCCGCGCTCTCTCTCACAGCAATCTATACAGATAGGGCGCTTGTTCATGTCGTGGCCGCCCTTTGGCTTAATCTGTCCACAGTGGGTGCAAGTGATTTTTTTGCTATTATTGCTCATCGTTGCAACCCGTGCTTATGCCCATGGACAAATGCTGTTTTGTAATGGAATCCGATTTTTTCAATTACATTTTCATCTTCACTGTGTGCTTCTAGCACGGATTTGACATACTCCCAGTGCGCATCTGCTAATTTAACATCACCAGCTACCTTCTTGGGATCGCTTTGTGTCACGGAACTGGCGTCTGTGTAAGCTTCATCATTTAGCGACATTGGTTTTCTCCTTCCGTGGGCGTCCACCCTTCTTTCCGTTGGCTCTTGAAGCCATAGCCTTAGCAGTTGACTTCTTGCGCCCGTTTATCGCGGCGGCTTCTGATACCACTTCCGCGTCGTCGTGTTCGTGTTTACATACTGGGCAGTTCATACGCGGTCCACCCGACACCAGACTTTTCCGTTTCTGGTTCCCTTTTGGACCACCCTGCGACCGAGACCGCCAGTCGATACGCAATACTCTTCCACGTAGCGAGCTCCATCTACTCGCTCGGCTTCTTTTTTGCACCACTCGCCATATGTGCCCGCTCCATGCTGGTTCGCTGGCATCGCGTTGTCTCTTGGTTCCATTTTTGTCATCTTCATGCGTCTCTCCTTGTTTGTTTGTGTAAGCAATGTAAACCTAGCGGCTTGGTTTGTCAATCGCTAATTGTAGTTTTTTTTCAGGCCGGTTAACTTAATCGCTAGATCTCTTCTTTTTGCACCGTCGATAGGCGTTACAGACCGCATCAAGTTTATCACGCCCACATAGACCACCATCCCTGTTACCGTTGCGCCTGTCAAAATATCCGGCAACAGGCCAAGTCCCGCCAAATGTGCCGGGATAAATAGTAATTCCAATCACCCACGCCCACGCTAAAACAAAAGGCCATGCCGATGATCTAACTATACGGCAAAAGCCGCCCGAAATTTTATTCTTCATACTTAATGCTCTCCGTATGTGTCACTGTAGTTTTCAACATAAGAAACCAATACAGTACCGTCTCTCATTTTGCACACATAGACCTCAGGTGTTTCGGTGTCCCCGTAGGCATCCCATGTCCAAATTTCTGCGTTAGGGTTTTGTTTTTGTAACTCTTCAATCAGTTGTTTTACTGTCATTTGTTAGTCTCGCTGTATTGGCTGGTGGTGCCGATTCTCTCTACCATTTCAAAGCGTCCTTGCTCTAAATTCTTTTCCAGCAGGATCTTCGCTGGGTTACCGTAACTTGCCGCGTCGCAATCAAGGCAGATTACTCGGTCATGGTCCGTCGCTACGTTATCAAGAGCGCCCGGCCCGAATCCTGCATCTTGAAAGAATAACCTCATTCTCGCAGATTGCGTTTGCTTCCCCGAACCTGTTATTTTCTCAGGTGTAATCCATATATCATGATCGATCTTGTTAATATGCATCACTGGCACACAAGCAACCTCAGTATCTCCGCAGGTATTAACAAGCGTGCTCATCATGTGGTTCTCCTGCTGTGTTCTGTTCTCGCCCTTCGTCGCAATAATATCTTTGAATCCATCCAGCACACAGCCTTGAATGCCTTCCGTCCGCTTATACTTGCGAATTTTAGCGCATATCTGTTCTATCGTTGAAGATGTGTCATAAATATGGATCGGCATAGCAGCAACTTCTCGCTGGCAAGCTCTATGATGTGTCATGAATCTCTCGCTAACATATCCATTCTTGATCGTGAATAGGTCATAGCCCCCATGTGCCGCCGCAAGGTTGTTTAAGAACCGATGCCTTCTATCCTCGAACGGGAAATAGGCAATCGGAATGCCTTTAGAAATCCATGAGTAGGCAAGGAACGCAGATAAGCGGCTCTTTCCTTTTTTGTCACGTCCAGCAAGAGGGCAAACAGTCCCGTAAGGAATCCCGAATGTAGAGTTTTGGAACGCCTCCCACGGGAACGGGAGTCCCAGAGGTTGCCCAGATGCAATCTTGGTATCAATCGCAAAAGCTTCTTCAGCGATTTGATCAGTGGTGAACTCTCCGGCACTGTCTACAGAGTCCAATTCGTTGATACGGCCTAGAAGCGATTCTTTGACGTCATACGGGTCATCGCTTAGTTCGATGAATGCTACTGCGGAATTGCATGCGTTAACGATCTGGCGGCCCATGTACTGGTCTCTAAAGCAGTCTACAGCGATTAGGAATGATCTGTCATCGAAAAACCAGTCCTCAGCCTGCGAAAACTCCATCACTCCGCGAAACAAGTCAGTCAAGCCTGCTTTCTGAATCACCATCGTGAAATTTGTGACGCTCCACTCTCCATCGCTTAACATGCCGCAAAGAGACTCGAATCGATTCTTTCCGGCTTCGAACTCAAACCATCCTGATTCCATTCCTGCTTCAACTGCGAGCGATAACTTATCTGAGGAGACCATCATCGCTGTGATTAATTGCGTTTCATCGATCATAGGAACGTTCCTCCCGGGCCACTGGTCGCTTGTTTGATTTCTGGCTGATCCTTGAACCACGTTCGAGCGCTAGCCTTCCAATCCTTCATTTTGTTCTTCCCAACCATCCAGCCTTTTGATTCGTAGAAGTTGATGAAGTGCTGGCAATCGATTTCCTGCTTCCCTGATTTCACCGAATACTCAGAAACATATTCCTTCAATTCTTCAGGTGTCGGTGGAGCAAAGCGACTACCCTTTTTCTTTACTCTACTCTTATCCTCTCCTATCTTCTCTTCTCTTATAGGTTCCGTTTGGGTTTGCTTTGGGTTACCCGTGGGTTTATTCTGGGTTTTCTTTGAGGGTCTCCCTCCCTTTTTCCCATTGTTCCAAGAGTTTATCAGGTAGGCGTTTACAACATCCCATTCATGAGCGATTATATCACCGTCTTCAATCACGATAAACCCCGCCTCAATCATGGCTGATTCAAAGATGTCTGCTTTTTGTGGAGCCTTGCAGATGGCCTTGGTTATTGCTGGGTTAACCCGTGGGAACCTGTGGGTTTTCCTGTTCTGGCAATGCGCCCAAAGTCTGATCACGTAAAGAGGCGCGCATTTGTCCTCTAATATTTCAATTAGTAATTGCGTCTTCCAGTGGTCTAAGAAGTCGGGTTGGATTATCATATATTCTCCTATTTTCAGGCGAGAATCATTTTGTGGTCCTGCCTGGCTGTCACTTGGCAAATAAAAGAAACGCGGCAACCCTGCCAGGTTGGGGCTGTCCTCAGGTGATCAAGCCAGAGTAAGCCGCTTTCTAAAACCCAACCTACCAAAACGGCAGGCTGGGGTCAACGTTAATCTATTTTATTCAACTCCTTAATCAGTTCTTTTTTCGAGTCCTCCGAGAAGAATGGACAGATGCGGCAATCCCTAGTAGGGCAGTATGTGTCATCAATGGCCCCGCATAACTCATCTTTATCCGCGTGTTCTAGCATCGTGGCTAGTTTTCTTATCATTTTATTCCCCCATTGGGTTTGCCCTCGTCTTTTATGACCTGCACGAAGTTTTTCGGGTAAAACGGGCACTCGTCGCAGTCAATATCGTCGCAAACCTCCGCGTCCTGTATAACTTCGCAAATAATATCCGATCCCAACCAGTTCACCATCTCTGCAAGTGTTTTCATCCTATTCTCCTGTTAGACCACATTATAAAACCGTTTCAGTTTGTCGTTATATTGCTCTCGTAACTCTTCCATTTTAGCAATCCAATCATCATCGTGTTTAATTCCGCGTGATCTTTCCGAGTTGTATCTTGCGAGAACTTCAAAGCGTGGCTCCCAAAAAAGATCTTTTGATCTAGCCAGCTTATGGAGGCTATGAAGCCAACGCGGTTTTCTTAATTTCATCCTATTCTCCCGCCTCATCTCTCACACAATTGATCTCTGCGGCGTACTGTTCCCGCAACTTCTTTCCTCGGTCCCCGTCTGGGTCCGCGTAGATATGCGCTCTTCGCTCGGATAAATAACGGATAAGCATGTTGCGCTTGTACCATTCCCAGTCCGCTTCTGTTTCGATGTGTGCTGGCTTAGTCATCGTTTGCTCCAAGAAAACAACACGTTCCAATGCCAGAACGTGACACACAAAAGAAACGCTTGTTGCTTTCCGTAATATTCACAGTTCCATGCGATTGCTAACGAGGGCAGTGGATGCTTCCATTTCATGTTATCGATATTATGCAGTCTAATTTCCATTTTATTGCTCCTGTTTTCCGCCTATTGCACTGTT